GTTAAAATAGTAAACACTAACTATTACCTTTCGATTGCTTGCCTCTGCTGAAGGTGTTTTATCCCTCGGTTCTCTAATAAGTCTAACACAAATCTACACCTTTTTTCCATTCCCACAACACTAACCCGTTATTTATATCAATTCTAAATAAGCATATAAAAAACCGATTGTGATGATGAAATCATACTTATCAGGTAGTTAGCACTCATTGTAAACACGACCTCGTAAAATAACAATCATAGAATCGTGTTTACCTTTATTTTTTGTTGAATATTCGCCTTTGGTATTAATTCCTTTAAATGCAATTCTACCTTTTACAAATCTAATTTCAGCGTTTGGCAATAATAGTTCGTGAAATTGTTTTGTTCCAGTTGCACTTGGAATTAATAAAACGCAAGTATTTCCTTTTTTCCATTCATCAAATGCTTTTTGGATAAATTTTGGTTTATCAACTCGATTGTAAGGCGGATTAATAAAATTAGATTTTCCCCAATCAACTTTTAATCCATCAAAATCAGCGTGAAGCGGACAAGGATCAAAATCAAAATTAAATTCTGCATTTAATTCATTGTATAATTTTTCGGGAGTTTCCCAATGATCGGAATTAACTAAACCATCACGATTCAACAACGAAGTGCTAACAGCAGTTTCAATAAATTGCGGTGCTTGGTGTGTATCGGAAATGGTGTTTTTTAAATTATTTTTCATTGTTTATTTGTGATTTTTAGTGTTGAAATCCGCAACTTCTTGAAGCCGCAAAACGTTAGCGGTAATACTACTTACCACCACGAACCGCAAATTGTAACTGTTCTTTACATTCGCTTGACCTATCTTTTACGGAGTTGAAAATCTTTGTAGCGGTTTCCATATCCCCACACACCAAATTGAAAGGAATATCAAAGCAATGCCATTTACCTTTACCAATATTACTTGCTTCGGATTGGTGCGTTTGCTTCATAAATTCTCTTAAATCTTCTGGAAATTCAATTCCTAATCTTTTTTCAATTTGGCTTACTGATTGATTGCCTAACATTATGCTCATTGTTTTACGTTTTTAAATTTTAACCCTCGTAAATTAAACCGTACTACCGCTAACAAGGGCTTGTAGCAATAGGGGCAGAAGTGCAAGTTTTTAGCCTTAGTACTTCTATTAGGCTGTGGTGCTATATTCAACAGTAGGGCTATAAATCCCCTACTGCTACAAGCCCCGATACGTTATGCAGTATTCTTTTTCCATTTAAAAAAATCTTTTATCATTTCACTCGGACTTCTCCATTTAACGTAATTTCCTTTTTGTGTTTTTTGTATTATACCATAGTAGTTAGTCAAATCAGTGTACATTGTGTCTTTAAAAAACCTATCAATTTCTTTAGATGAACAACGCATAACATCAGGTTGTAGCAATTGCAAGGCTTGGTACTTTTCTATAATGGTCATTATTTGAACAAGTGCTGTATTGGCACTAATTCTGTTTACACTCGTGTTATCTAATACGTTTAATATTTCTTCTTTCATAATTTTTGTAATGTTAAGTGATTAATATTTGCGACTACAACCTGCGGGACGTTATAAGTAATGCTACGTTCTCGGTTCTCTGTGATGCTCTCCCATAATAAAAACGAGTTATAACAGTTGTCTGGCACTATTGCCGTTCAGTTTTTCAGCGGAAAATACGCTGGTAATATTAAATTTAGTTTTCAATTCACGTTATTAGTTTATCAGATTTTTTAATTAATTAATCGTTCATAATTCAAAAATAGTAATTATTTCAATACCTACAACATCAAATAGTTATTTATATTAATTCTAAATAACCTTAATATTCTCTAAGTAAGGTTTTTATTTGTAATTTTGATTAAACCAAAAAAATGATTATGAGCAAAAACGGAAACGAACGATTTTACATTAAAGATAATTTCGCCAATATATTAGGTCTTGTTTTAAATGAAAATAGAAACTATCGATTAAGCCCTGAGAAGCAAATCGAACTTTATAAGTTAAGGGCAAATGAGGGTATATTAGACGCTTGCGAAAACTTAAATGTAAGTCCCGAAACCGCCCCAATGATGTGGTTAAAATCAAAGACCGAAAGTATAAGGGTTACAAATCCTTTGTTTAAGCCGACAGAGCAGTTAAACTACGAATCACTACAAAAATCATTGTTAAGCGATTTAAAAGACTATTCACCAAAATACAACACTTACCAAAGAGAAAGTTTAAAAGACGCTAATTTATTAGTTGTAGACCCTGCAGATATACACATAGGGAAACTATGCAGTGCGTTTGAAGTTGGCGAAAGCTACGACAATCAAATAGCCGTTAATCGAGTTTTAAACGGAGTTAATGGAATACTTGACAAAACAAGTAGTTTTAATATTGATAAAGTTTTGTTTGTGATTGGTAATGATGTTTTACATATTGACAATCCGAAAAGAACAACCACAAGCGGAACCCCACAAGATACAGACGGAATGTGGCACTCTAATTTTTTAATCGCAAAACAGTTGTATATTGATATAATCGAAAAATTAATTTGTGTTGCTGATGTTCATATTGTTTTTAATCCATCAAACCACGATTATACAAACGGTTTCTTTTTAGCACAAGTAATTGAAACGTATTTTAAGAATTGCAAAAATGTTACTTTTGACTGTTCAATTTCACACCGTAAATATTTTGTTTATGGTGAAAATTTAATCGGAACTACTCACGGGGACGGAGCTAAAATAACGGACTTGCCTTTGCTAATGGCGAACGAAAGTAAAGAATGGTCTAACTGTAAACATAGATATATTTACCTTCACCACTTTCACCATAAGGTCGCTAAAGACTATATGAGTGTGTGCGTTGAAGCGTTAAGAAGTCCGAGCGGTACGGATAGTTGGCATCATAGAAACGGATACGAACACGCTCCAAAAGCAGTCGAAGGCTTTGTGCATTCTAAAATACACGGGCAAATAGCCCGAATTACTCATTTATTTTAATAACTTTACATTATGGCACTAGCATTTTTAACAATAAGCATAATATTAGTCATCACTTGGATGGTAGATAACGATAACGATAACGATTTTGAACTATGAAACAAACACCACTACAAAGGATAAAACGTGTAATGGACTATTATTACAGGCGGGGTACTAACCGAGAGAAAGTCAACGATATTTACCGAAAAATATTAGCTGAGAAATTCAAACAAAAAAAGACGCTGATTGATATTATGCATTTTGATGAAAAAATAGAGATGTATAAAGATAGTAAGTATTACGAAAACCAATTTAAACCAAAAGATTATGGCAGACATAACTAAATGCGAGGGTAAAGACTGCTCTTTAAAAGAAAGCTGTTACAGATATACAGCTCCACCAAGCGAATACAGACAAACGTATTTTACAGAACCGCCTATAAAAGACGGTAAATGTGAATATTATTTAAAAGTAAATTAAAGTAAAATGAAAAAAACACTAATTATCCTAAGCTCATTCGTTCTGTTCGGTTGTGCTTCAAGAAAAGTTCAAAAGACCGAAGTAAAAGAAACAACCGAAGTTAAGGCGGTCGATACTACAAAGACGGTTACCAATACTCAAAAGTTTGAAAGGTCGATCGATACTTCAACTATAAACGAAATCGAGATAGTACCGATTGATAGTGCTAAGCCGATAACTTATAACGGAAAAGTTATTTTGAACGGTATTTTAAGGTTTAAAACTACTAAAGTCAATAAAGTAGTTGAGATTGACACGAAAGTGGCGCAAATCGAAAGTAAAGGGGTTTCTGTAGGTAGTAAACAAGTTATTGAAACAGAAGTAAAAGAAACCGAGCGTAAAAATTTACCTATATGGTGGCTTTGGATTTTGTTACTTATCCCGATTTATTTTATTTATAAAAAACTTAGGTAGTTAAAAATAAAAACGTATATTTGATTTTCATAATGTTTGGTTTAGTAAAGGAAATCCCCACGCTTAGAAGATAAGGTGGGGATTTTTGATTTTAATACTTTATTTTAATTTTTGTTGATTTAGTATGAAAAAATCATACTTATCGGGTAGTTATAACTCATTTAAAACCAAACGAGACTTATCAATTAAATTCTGATTTTTTTCAATTGATTTTGTTATTTTTTCAATTACAAAGTCTTTAGCTTCTTTTTTTGTTTTAAAGAAATTACTATCATTTGGATGTCTTGACCTAAAATCACGACAAATAATTCTCTTTTTTCCGAGCCATTCTTTTTCATAAATAAAAGTATCATCTTCATTGATTTTTTGTATTTCAAATTCTTGAATACCTTTTAAATAATTTCCGCAAACTTTGTAAATTTTCATAATAAAAACGAGTTATAACAGCAATTACACGCTATTGCTAGATTAGGTTAAATTCAATTTTCAGTTTTTGTCTTTCAATTTCGTGTTAAACTGAAAGACTAGGATTTATTTTTACGCAACAGACGTGTAGTTGCAAACCGTTATCTGCAAGTGCTACCATAGTGCTAACTGATTAACATATCCTTGAATACGTTTGCAGGCTTTATCGTAATACATTGCATCTAATTCATAACCTGTAAATTATAATCCTAATTTATGACAAGCAATTGCGGTTGTTCCGCTTCCAGTAAATGGGTCAATTACTTTGCAAGGTTTATCAGTCATCATATCAATTAGCTTTGTCCAACTTGGCAAATGTTTCGGGCAGTTATGCCAAGATGCTTCTTCTTGCATTGCAATATTGGTTTTAAAAATATCGTGTCCAATTCGCTTTTGTAGTTTGCCCAAAAACAAAACAGGTTCGTAAGCATTAAATCCACCAAGTGGTGAAGGTGAGTTTTGGTTCGGCTTATGCCAGATAATCATATGTTTTGGGTCAAGGTTCATCCACATTTTTAAGTTTTTATATCCAACAGTCATTACAACCGTTTCAGATACTCTCAAAAGCTCATTTAACCAATCTTTGCACCATTGCTCATAATCAGAAGCATCTTGACTGTCATCGTGTGTATTATATTTCCTACCTACATTATAAGGAGGGTCAGTAATTGCCAAATTAAATTGCTTGTCATTTAGTTTCCGTAAAGCCTGCAAACAATCTTCGTTATAAAGGAAAATTCCGTTTCCAAAACCCGCACCAGCAGGTAACAACGGTTTTGCGTCATTGGCGGCTGAGTGCATATCATCAACATTTGTATTTCTAATCATCTTCTGTGGTTTATTAAACATTTGTATTTCAAATCGCCAACGAACGCAAAGCCGCAACCGTTAGCATAAATGCTACGATTCCGTTTCTAAAGAACTTTTTTCAAGAATATTAAAGTGTTTGTTTCTAATTTCATTTGAAACTTCTTCAATTCTTTTTTCTGCAATAGCTCTTAATTCTTTGTATTCTTTTCTATAATCTCCTTTAAAATCTTTAAAAACTTCATCATAAATTTTTGTAGATTGTTCTTTTATTTCTTGCAAAATTGAATCTATTGCATTACTTGTTTTCGTTGTGTTTTTTAATAAAACCGCTAAATTTTTATTTGTTTTCATAATTTTATTCAGTTTTAAGAACCGCACTAATGCTAACACAGGTTTGCAA